CCAAACTCTTTGCCATGGCATTTCTTCTCCACTTGAAGCAGGTAAGAAACGTAACACAGCGTAACCGTTACCAGTTTTATCTAGTTCAGGTTTCCAAAGTCTGTCGTCTTGGTATTTGTTAGATGATTTCGCTTCTGGTTTTTCACTTGAAGCTTCTAGTGCTTTTGTAATTTTATCAAAATTACCACTTGATTGTTTTAATGATTCAAAATCCATATTTTACTCCTTTGTATGTATTTTCGTATTATTGTTTTCGTGTGACCTGTTTAATTCGGCCTCATTAGTATTTATACAAGTTTTAGCAGCCAGATAGGACATTTTCTGCTCCACTGACTTCAAATGGGTCACTCGTACAATTGTCGCATTTACCTGCCTCTTCATATACACGTTCAACAACTCCGTCATTGATTATCATTGCATATCGCCAAGACCTGTACCCAAATCCTTTATCGTCTTTCTTAACTAACATACCCATACGTCTAGTAAATTCACCAGAGCCATCTGGTATCATCTTTACTTTCTCAACGTTTAGGTTGTCTGCCCAAGCGTTCATTACAAAACCATCATTAACAGATAGACAGTATATTTCTGATACGCCTTTGTTAATAAACATGTCGTACATTTCTTCGTACTTCGGTAACTGTTTACTTGAACATGTTGGTGTAAAAGCACCAGGTAATGCAAATAGCGCTACACGTTTGCCTTTAAAAAAATCATCTGTTGTCTTGTCCATCCACTCACCGGCGACACGACATTTAAATGTTACTTCTGGTAGATTCATGCTCGTTTTATTCCTTTAATTTATTGTTACTAATATACACTATAATGGTCATAATGGCAATGCTGGTTTGATTTTTTCTGCCAATTCTGTGTAGTCAATATAATCAAGGTTTTTCACGCCTTTCCACTCTTCAATTGGTCTATTTACATCATCACGGCCGTCATTATATCTGTTGACCTTATAGAATTTTATACTATTAAACGATTGAAACAAGTCTTTCCACTGTCTCTTCCAGTTTATACTTGGTGTTGGGTGCATTTCTTTTGATACATAATGTTTAGTACCAGCAAATATGTTATTGACCTTTTTATCTGTACTGTCAAGGTCATGTCCTATCAAAAACACCTCACTTGGTGTTTCTTTCTTACATGCAATCCAACCTGCTGTTGGTCCTGCTGACCAACCCTTATCTTTATTGTCCATATATTCTGTAATTGATTCAGAATAGTCTGGTGTTTTTATCCATGATACTTTGATAGCACCATGACTAATATTTTTCTTTTCTGTGCCACCATCTTTCTTAATAATTCCTACTATGCCTGATAATTTAGAACCATGCATAACATATTCTGTACTGTCACCACGTTCATTAGTAATAATGATATTATGTTTCTTTTGTAGTTCTTCCATTTCTAATTTATCTATACCACTGTCCATCATCATTTCATATGTATAGGCAGGCACTTTAGTCCAATCTCTCAAATAACATGGTACTTTTTGTGCTACGCCAGCATGATATATCTCATGCATAATACCATGGTCTACACCTATCAATGCGTCAATCTTATCTAACTCTTCTCTGTAAATGGCATTGCAACCATAAACTTTACCATGTGGTTTTAGAGTTTCTAAATCTAAACCTAATCTACTAGTACCATTACCAATACAAAATACTCTTGTCATTCGTTCTCTTTTGTGTCGTTTAGATTGTTCTAAACCTATTCTTAATATCTCTTCTTCTTTTGGCCACTCTTCATCAAAGTATCTAGCCATAATAATGATTTAATAATCCTGTTGCATATGTAAAAATGGCAACTGCATTTAAAAAGATTAATGCACGGTCATGCCATAACATACCGACTACCAACCAACCTGTAACACCAATACCATGAATTATAATGTTCATAGGAAATATGTTAGCACTGGTCAATGCCATACCACCAATAATGAATATACTAGAAACCCATTTAATGTACCATGATAGGTCACCTTTTGGTGTAATCTTCTTAAATACTCTTGTAGAGTTTAAGTCTTTAATCTTGTCATCTAATTTCTTTCTGACATTACCACCAACCATGTGCAACTCCTAAACCAAATACGTTCATCAATGAAAAGTAACCTACTAATACTGTAGGCCATGCTAGTTTACGTCTGTAGTGTGCATAGAAACCTGTAATACTACCAACAAAGAAACCAGGATATACAATTCGCATATCTGGACTATCAGCTGTTACAGCCAACGTCACACTTGCACCCACTGTAAATATGAAACTAACTAGTTCAAAGTAAAAAGCAACCTTATCACTTCTATAACTCTGTAACCAAAAATCTTTTACTTTATCCATTTATCACCTCTTTTATTGTAAACTTGGCAGTTGTTCTATCAAGTTTTATGAATGGTCTTAATTTGACCATTGTTTCTGAAATTTTAGGCCAAACCACTGTTTCAGATATTTCTTTGTCATAATTTTTACGAAACGCAATAAGCTCGTCAAGAAGTATGGCGGTTTGGAGACTAACTTTCCTTTGAATAAGTAAACGTAAGAATCGTGAATGTTGTCCATTACGTATGCCCATGCCATCATCAAAAGAAAGGCGCTTAAACTCAAAATCAGAAAGCATACGACCAAGGTCTTCTCGTAAAGAGTAATCAAAAGTCTCTTTATATTTTTTATAGTTAATATAGGCTTCATTACCATCATTTCTTATAAGATTTCCAATCCACTTCCGACCATCAATAGCAAAATTACTAACAAAATAATCCAGTATGTCTCGTTCATTATATCTTTTAGATAACTTATGAAAAAAATACCTATCTTTTCGTTTAGTAAACGACTCAAGAGTTGCGTTGTTCTTTCCATTGTACTTGATATAGTCATATGAGCTCGTAGTGAAATGGAGTTTAACGCCGAGATAAATTTTGTAAACATCATAGCCACCATATTGCATTAATCATCTAACAAATACTTTGCACTTATAGGAAAATGGTCTTTAATATGCCTTGATAACGGTTGTGTTATCATTCTTGTTTCTTCTTGTGCGTCTTCTTTGTTCCTTAGGTTACAGACACGAGCAAAGGCATATAAACTTCCTGTCCAATACCACTCTGTCATCATATTTTGAGGTAGTACCATTCTTGCCATTTCAGGTGCTACACCCTCTTTTAATAGATTGTTGTATGTTTCTTTTACATATTGAATTGTAGAAGAAATATCATATTCAATCTCTTTGTCACTTGAACCTTGTTTTTTGTTTTCTGGTTTACCACGCCATATAAATGGCATATAAAATTGTGGTTCATCATCTACGTATCTACGACTTACTTCATTCCATACTAAACCAACTTGGTGTTTTACTAGTTGTCTTGCAACAAACACAGGTGCCTTAATTAAAAATTGTAACGTTGCATGACCAAATGGCGACCAATGGTTATGGTCTGCAAGGTACTTGATTAGTTTCTCATCTTTCTCATCAAATACATCTTTCTTCTTACTGAATGACACTCTAGCTGCATTTACAACAGACAGGTCACTACCTAATTTTTCAATCAATTCTACGTTCATCTATATCTCCTCACACAGGTAATCTTGCTGGTCTACCACCTTTAAGTAGGCAGACTTCAGCTGCTTCAGCTTTAATTTTTTCTTTTAGGGATTTGGTAATCATTCTACTAGCAGTTTCAACCTCAATATTCTCGGTCTCTCAGTAGTGAATTATTGCGTCTAGGTAAGTTATTGGTTTCTTATCTTTTACAATGTTCTCAATTATCAAACTAAATTCTTTACTATTCATACTTACCTTTATATCATATTATACGTCATTTGTAAAGCGTGGATTGATTCTGTTACGAGGTTCAATCCACAAAACCCTAAGCGACTAAGCCGCTAATGCAAAGTTATTATCGTTTGCGTTTAATTAGCATGAAAGGTTGCCACCTATTAACCTCTTACAAACTTCTCAACACCTGTCGAATCCTGTATCAGCCCCGTCATAAGCACACTATTTGCCTTTACCACTCAAATATCTAATCCGGCGTTCTTCTTCTTTTTTGACCCATTTGTCAAAGTAATTTTTAATCCAATTAAACATTTTTACTCCTAGTGTGTTTATGGTGGAGCTGTCCGGAACTGCCCCGGAGTCCAGTCTGCCTACCATGTTTGTCGTCAACGACTAATTCTTATAACTCTGTGCCTAACATAGGCGATAGAGTTGTCTCGTATGAATGGTACAATATACATGACTCGGTCATGTTTAAATTACTTATTGTAACCATTGTTTGTGTACCACTCGGTTGAAACCAGTAAAATACATAATATACTACTTCACCATCTGGTCTTGCACCGGCTTTACCCACTGATACATTAAATACTTCAAAACCTTTGTCTTTTGTATATCTACCTACCTCATCTGGTGTACCACATAGAATTGGTATTCCTGTAGAAAAGAAATTATAATCAGTGATTTGTTTTTCAACTTCTTGTGCTCTTAACATGCCAGCCATTACTTGGAACATTAAAAGTGAGAAGAATAATGTAATTATTGTTTTTTTCATTACTTCTTCCTCAAAGATAGGTGGTAATACCAATACGACTACGCCTTGTCTTTAGATTGTTCTTCGTAATATTTATAAAAATACTTAATAGCCGACTCAAGTTTTTCTTCATAGTCTGCTTTGTTTTTTACGAATGCCTTACATGAACCATCTTCACCTGCTTGCAAGATAACAATTTGGTCAATCTTTGTGCCAAATAGTTCTTCATACATATGTGCATAAGCAGTACATTGAATATAGTAATTCTCATTCCAAGAATCAACTCTTTCTTTGTTCGCTGTTTTGAAGTCAATCACGGACAGTTTACCATTGTATTCTGCAATACAATCAACTTGACCAGCAATGGTCAGTTTTTTACTGTACATGATTTTCTCTAATGCATGAATATTATCAAGTTGTTCAAGATAAGGTTTCAATAATCTAAACATACCTAGTGGTAGTACGTCTCTTGTAGTAGGCGTCTCACCTTTTAGGTAGTTTTCAACTAGATTGTGTACTGCTGTACCACGTCTAGCTGCTCTGTTCATTTCCCACTTCGCAGCCTCTTCGCCTACATTTTTACGCCAAGCAATAAGACCTGGTTTCTTTTGTACGCCGAGTACAGTAGTTATGGAAGGAAAGTGTTGTCCATCTACTTCATAGAAACGAAAACCATTTTGGTTCTTGCCTTTAGTTGTAGGGAATTTACTTTCGTCTAGTTGAATAAAATTCTTACTCATAATGTTTTCACCTTCATTTTTAATTGTCTAACATATAGTATACCACATTTCACTGGTAATGGCAATGCTTAAATGCCTTTTTTTGCATACATATCGTTTATTTCGTCACGACCTGCTTTAAGTTTCTCATCATTAAGACGTTTATAGTCTCATGTAAGAGTTTTCGCTAACTCTGTAGTCTCATTTACACGTCTAGTCCAACCTTTACCAAAGGTATCAAAGGTACTTAATTTCTCATAGTAACCTTGTCTAGCGTTTTGAAAGTTAGTGATTGCTTTTTCAATACCGTGTGCTTCAACGTATTCAGCAACGGCTTTCAAAGTATTAGGTCCAATACCACCATCTGCAACTGTACCAATCATTGTTTGTAGGTACTTTGCACTTCGGCCTGGTCCTGCATTGACACCAAAATCAAAGCAACATAAGTCCAAGCCACCTGGCAAGTCGTCACCTTTCATTTTGTCCCAATAGTTCTTTTTATAAATTGGAGCAACATCTTCAACTGTTAAGTCTTTCATGTCTTTTGTTCCACCCCATTCTTCATATACTCTTTTAGTTACGCCTAGATTTGTTTCACCACCTGGGTCTTTTGGATG